TTGTTCCAGTCAAGGGTAAGAGCGGCAGACATTTGTGCTGCCATCTCCGTAACTGTCTTTAGGTTGTTGTTGATGTATATTTCAGCTTCGTCAGTAGTTTCTGGCAAGCTATTAATATCAAATTCAGCTTTTAAACCCAAACCTTGTGCGAGCTGGTGAATTGCTTTGTTTTCAATTCTACGTTGAATGCGATCTCTCTCCTTTTGTTTCTCCATTACGGAGTTTGGATCAATAGCTTCAACTTTCGGATACGGCTTTTTTGAAAGAATCTTATTGACTACAATCTTAACGAACTTCGGCACAATAGGAACTGGTGTCCAGTCGAGATTCAGAAGAGTTCCGTCACCCCCATTTGGATCGAGGCTGGTCAGGATCTTCTTGTAGATCGTGGTATCTTGAGTACCAGTGGCGTAGTCTCTGTTTATTTCAAATTGCTTTAATCGCTTTCTGAATAACGAACCTTCATCATCAGCAGAACCCCATTGTTTCTCAATGGCCATGGCATATTTCAATGCGTATTCTTTTGACGATTTGGTTACAAAGTCTGCCAGCGGATCTGGAAAGTTACCGTACTTCCCTTCGTTATTTACATTTCCTTGCATATCCGACAATATATTCTATTATGCAAATATAGTGAATTAAGCAAGGGAAGCATTTAACGTTCTATAGGTCTGTAACTTCTAAAGAACTTCTTTTCGTTAAAATTCGTTTTGGGTTTTTCCTCTTTAAACTTTTGTGCAGCTAAAAGAGCTAACCCAGAACTAATCGTAAGGTCATACTTTGTTCTGTTATCTACACGGAATCCGATCCAGTCTTCCAGGGTTCTGTTTAAATACATCTTACCCATTTCCCCGGTTTGCTCATTCACACCTACATGGGTATGTATGTAAGACTCAATAGCTTGAGCGTGAGACTGTATAACATCCTGACTATTAGAAGGTATACCCTTTGTCTTTGAAGCAACACTTGATGTCTTAAGGTGTTCTGGTCTATCCATCAAATAGTTATCGTAGCCCCTGGATTCAAAGTACCTGGCAATACCGTATTTGTTATTTTCAATCAGAAGCTGGTATCCATAGAATACTGAAGCCATTAAAACATCCTCGTAGAATATTTTAGCCATCGGTGGACGGCTGGCGTATTCCGCTACAAATAAGTTAGATGGCGCAGCCATGTTAAACTTGTTGTACAAATGACAAGCTCCTTTAGATCCACGACCGTCAACTGTAGCATCCAGGTCATAGCTATCCACTCCACCTACACCGATGTGTGTATTGGCTGGTGTTCTCTTTCCGTACACTTCTTTTTGTGAGTTGCGATCTTGAGGCTTTGGCATCCAGGAGACATACCACCTTCCGGTAGAGTCTGGATGAAACAGCACCTCTGTATCCATTTTCCCATCTTTCCACATAAAGTTACCACGGATTACTGGGTTAGGATACAAGTCTTGGTTGTGTTCTATTTGCTCGTAAATCTTACCAATATTAAACGTAGATGTTTTTGTAGAATCACGGAAAGCTTCGTCTTCAGTAAACGGGAACTGCCTGATCACCTCGTTCAGTTCATATACATCCTGGCGAAGTGCATCACGCTCATTCTTTAAGAACGTCTTTGCCCCAATTTTCACAAAGTCACCTTCAATAGTCTCTCTTGGCTTCTCTGGATTTTCAATGATTGGGTTACCGTACTTATCAAAGAAACCTTCCAAGGCTTCATAAGCCGGTACAAATATCTTGTACAGCCCAGTCTTCGTGCGACCGTTAGAGTTGCGGTTACCTGGATCTGAATCACGGTACATATCACGGAATTCCTTACCTCCCTTATCCATAGGATTTACTGTTGATCCAACCAAAGCTTTACCGACAATCCTACGACCAACGATTAAACACGTACGTTCTATTCGCCAGGCTTCACGGATATCCGTAGGCTTTTCCCATTTACCAGCTTCATCCAGGTATAGGATGTGCAGCTTCTCGCCATCGTATGCGTTATTCGTAGTGTTCTTCCAGTTGATTACAGTATCCAGTGCTTCACCAACATTGGATGTTTTGTTCTTCTTCGTAATACGTTTTGATGGCTCACGAAATGCCAGCTCCATACGTGGGTTGGTTGTACCGTCCTGGATAGGTTTGAAAAAGAATGGGTACGATCTAAACACCGGTACAATCTTCTTCATAAAGATGTTCTCCTGGGCATCCTTACCAGTCTTACTTTGGACCCCCAACAGTTTCTCTTTTACTTGAGTTCCTTCATCAACCAGTATAGTGCTTGATATATTGGTGTATCCAGAACGTCTACACTTGGTGTAGATCTGCCCCAGGCATCGTGGATCAAACTCACAAGCTGAAAAATGTAGAAACAACCTTCTCTGAAACTCCAGGTAATAAGCGTAACCAATGTCAATTTTTGACCATTGAAGCATCATGTAGTGCCTACCGGTAATGTATGTTGGCTCACCGTCATTCATGAACCACACACCATTACGTCTGCGCTCAAACTCCTTTTCTATATAGGCGTTGTATCGCAACCTAAATTCCTTGGGCTGTTCTGCCCATTCATCCATTGATCTAATCTTTACCAGATCATCAGGCATAGGAATGCGCTGCCAGCGTTGGTCCGCTTTCTTCTTGTCAGAGAATAGTATCTCTTTCTTTCCAGGCTTTTTAGGAAGTTGAATGTGTACACCAGAGATCTCAATGATTTCCCCTTCGGTATCATTCAGGCATATATTGACTACCTCATCCTCATACCCTTCTATCTGCTTTAGACCAGCCATTATTTCTTACTGAAACGTTCCGCAAAGCCACCAGAGAAATCTTGCTGCTCATTGATACCGCCAGTTTCTTTTAAGGTTTTAATCATTTCCTCCAGGCGTTGTCTTTCCTGGATCAACTCTTTGGCATCTACAGCTGTCTGCTTAATTGATTGAAGCTCTGCTTTACGTTGTGAACCGGATAGCTCCTGGTCAACTGGTTTGCGAATCTCCTGGATCATATTGTCTATGGCAAACTCCATAGAAGATAACAACCGCTGGGCTGCATCTAACGTAGTAAAATTACTTTTAGACTTCGGCATACATTAAATCTCCTATTAACATTCTCCATACTTTCGTGCCGTCAACATCCATTTCGTAGTCGCTATTCTTACTGAAATACACGACATCTCCTTTGGATAGACCTTCCCTGGCAAGCTCTTGTGAATCTGCCCAAACACGACCACGGTCGTTTTGTACATCTTCTTGTACAAGTTCAAGTACATCACTCGTGATCTTTTTGCTGGATTCCATAGGTTCAAGGAAGATCCATTGATCAATCATGTGTACACCAGACTCGTTTTTATACGCATGGCCCAAGTTCATCCGGCCACCGCCAGGACCATAGGGTACGAGGTATAAATCATCGCCCAGGTAAAAGGTATCATTTAATGCAACAGTATGGTGAAAGTATAGGAGATCCCCAGGCTTTGCACCGGTTTCATGTTTAGCTGGAACAGCTACAATTTCGGCTTCCATAATTCGGTTACCGAACTCATCGAATTTACTTACCAGTTCAAGCTCTTGATCACCTACAGCAATCTTGTTCTTGAATTTCTCTGGCATCTTAATAATAAACTTATCTGGTGATTTCATTTTATTTGAATTTACAATCGTATTCTACCACACAAGGCATATTCTCAATCCCCTTCCAAAGGATTGTTCCTTCACTATTTTCAATGTAGATAAGATATCGGGATCTGGAGTACTGGTACATATATTTCTCGTCCAGTAGAATGGCTGTTATTTTACCGTCTCCAGCACGCATACCAACATAGTATGCCATGGCATCCTTGGGATTGATGCCCACAATGATCTTGCGTATAATATTCATTCTTCATTTAATTTAATAATTGATCGTCTTGCGGTCCAAACTTATTGAGCCACCATTCGATTGTTCCTTCCTCTGGTTCATCTTCCTCAAACAAAGTGTCCAGGACAGAATCTGTTCCGTCTAACAGTCCTTCCAGCTCTGATTCATTCGTAGCTGTTGAAGTAACACCAACCAACAGCTGATTTCCATCGTTAATGTACACACCGGTAGTCATCAAGAATACTACATCATCCGGGTGTATATCGTGCTTACGTGCCAACTCCTTTGTTTCTTCAGTGATGGAGGATCGTAGTTCCGATAGGAAATTTCTGATATGTTGATTTGACATTACTCTATTCTTTCTAATTCAAATATACTTTTAGCCTTAAGCGTTGCGCCTGATCCAGAAGATTTATAAGACATCTTAATGACCATTCCGGACTCAAAGTACTCAACGTGTTCAAAGGAGTCCATGTATGATCCGGCAGTTGCTTTAGAACGTTCAATCTCTAAAAGCGTTGTTGAATCTTTCAGTAACTTAAAGGTAATGGTTGTATTTGAATTAGTTGTAACAGTATGCGCTGACAAATTAACACGGTATACACCAGCTGTATTTACAGTGATTGTACCAGAATCTGGATCAATTTGCAAATCACCAGTTGGACCAAACTGATATGAATTATCCGCATTGCCATTATCTACAGCTGCAAGTACTGGTTCATCATAACTGGTTTCAATCGTATCGTCAACAGAAACACGACCTACCAGGATTGCCGAAGACAGCCCCCCAGAGAATGCATTTGCTGACAAGTCACGGACCTTAACAGTCTTTGTAGTCCCATCATATACCAGGGCTGTAAGCTCTGAACTTGAAGATGATGGATCAGCAGTAAACTTTAAAGCAGATACCTCAATACCAGCAGTGCTGACTTTTAAACCAGTATCGTTTCCCTGACCGTCCTCTACAACTTTGTATGTAGAAGAGGCAGTGCCGGTTTCTAATTTTAATAAACTTTGGTAGGTGTCTTTAACCTTTGATCCGGTAAGAGTTGCCATCAATTCGTAAATTTGTATTATGTACAAAAATACAATTTAATACAATGGCTAAATCCAAGAAGATGATGTTTCGTGATTTTGCGAAACTCCCCAGGAATAAATACAAGTACGATTCCCTAAAGAACATATACAATTCACTGCGATTCTATAAAGACAAGCACGATCTAACACAGTCGCAGATCATGGCAATGGTCTTTTGTTATGACCTGGAATTCTTTACTATTGATTATCTCACAGCGCAATTAGATTTGAACAGACAGTTCTGCGCCAGAATGGTGATTTACCCACTCGTTAACGAAGGGTATATGTATAAGTACTTTGATAAATTAACCCCCTCCAACATAGCGGAAGATCATATCTTCAGAAGCGAAACAAAATACAATTACCGTGTTCGCTATGCGCTATCCCAGAGAGGGCGAATTGTCGTTACTGACTTCTATCGTTCAGCCAGTGGCTCGCTTCCATCGAAGCATTAGAGCATTCCACGATATTCTGATGCCCCAGTCTTTTACCAAATCCATTTGGAGTTGCTCTGGGGACAGCTCGTTCTCCTTGTAGTGAAGGATGAGCTTGGTGATTGTGCCTTTAACTCTTTTCATACCAAATACCATTTTTCTAAATACTCCTGATCCGACAACACATCCTCGTCCAAAAACATTTGATGCGGTGCGCCAAGAATGAAAGATTCACCCTTGTCCCATCTAAAGTTAATATAAAAATACGGACGTTCTTTTGACATCCGTAGATGAACAGAATCAAGAGCAGAACGCTCAATGTAAATGAACTCGTTTTTCCAGTCTGGAGTGCCGAACCTCTTGCTCGACACCTCCACATAAATCATCTCACTCATCACCAATAGGAATTAAGAAGTTATCTAATAAATTATTCATAACATACACCAGTTTTTTGTTACCGGCTTGTCTTCCAGCCATAATTGCCATCTCTATCAATTCACGAGTACGCTTTACCTCCAGGTCTGTAAGTATTACAGTATTCAATTTGTCTTCACTCATCTTATTTCTCTATTACATTAATAATTCTCTCCTCACACTCGTACTCAACACGATTATCTATTAAGCGCGTATGATCAATAACCTCAATAAGGTATGCTGATCGTCTGTTGCTTAATTCCTTGATCGCTTCATCTTTTGTGAAACGCACAACACGCTTGATGTTCTGTGCGAAGTTACCAGAGTCAATAAGTCTCCTGGTTCTGTCTGATTTCTTTCCCAGCTCATAGTGGGAAATCCTACTAATTGTCTTGTTTAACATAATTCTCTCGTTTTTATTCTCTACTAATATAACGTTTATTCACAATAATGTGTACAAACATTGCAATTATTTTTTCCCAGGCATAAAAAAAGAGGCCGAAGCCCCTTGTTTAGTGTTTGTGCATGATCCGGAATTTAGCTTCCTTCACAGCTCCATCGTGTGGTTGGTAATCGCCCTCCATAAGATAGTAGCGACCTTGCTTTTCCATCCAGTGGTAACCGGAAGGTGGGGCAACAGACTTATGCTCCTTTCTTTTTGCTTTCATCTTTTTTGATTTTAGCTTCTTGCTTTAACATTTGTTTGGTTGGCTTTTTACCTGATCCTTTGTTTGCACGGATGTTATCCCACAAACCTCTCTGGCTGTAACTTCCATCAGCACGCTTGATCATGCCACCGCCTTGCATTTTCTTATAAACAGTGTACGTGCCTTTCTTGTACTTCACAATACCACCGTTTCTATCGGCTGATCTTTGAGCGGCATCACCATTTGTAGTTTCTGCAATCTTTTGCATACTACCAGACTTTACGTCTTTTTTGAATTGCTTACGCTCTTTGGCTTTCTCTTGCGTTTTTTTAATACCGCCAAGAATTCCACCGCCTTGGTATTTGTTTTTCATTCGTTGAGTTCTTTTATATCGTTTATATTGTCTGCTACTTGTGCAATACCAATTATTTTACCGAAGTGTTTACCTATAAAGGTAGGGTTTTGCTTAACGTAGTTTAATGCGCTCTTGCTTAACTCAAATGCTTTAGGTGCGCTTTTAGCAGCAACCTTTATTCCCAATCCACCAACCAAATCAAAAATTGGATCGAAATTCTTTAACGCATGAACAGCACCAGAACCTCCAACAGCACGATCATAGTTATAAAGAATAGATGCAGTAACCGGCCCTTTATATATAGGAGCTGTTACAGTTGATTCCTGGATCATCCCACCTGGATTAATATAATCCTCTTGCATGGATCTAATCTTCGGTGGTAAGTACATTCCGTTTTGTGCTTTCTTTACCGGGCGATCCTTGGCTCGGTTTTTAGATGCTGACATGAATTTGCCTTCGGTGTGATCGTAATCCTTACCGTCTCCATTACCATATGTACCAGCTTCACGGTTCTTCTGATTCAGCTCCGCACGATACGCTCTCCTGGAAGGAGTAGAGTGGTACTTCTTATTGTACTCATTCTTCTTTCTCCTGGCTTCTGGATTCTCCTGGTAATACTTTGTAGACTTCTTTGCACGCATAATACAAAGATACAGATCTATCCAATAGGGATTTCTTTTACCTGGCTCGCCCCAGGGAACTTGTGGATGCCACTGTACGGTTCAGCAACCTTCTCATCACCAACGTCAGGAATCAAACGTAAGCTTATACCAGTCTTACTCATGTCAATGGTATCACCCTTGATCACAATGTGTTTTCTCCTACGGTATGGACTGCCGTCACTATACCCTTTCTGTTGTACATCCTTTTCTCTAACCGCTTTCATATAAATACAGCTTGCCTATCTTACAGCCAACATAGCTATCATCTTTGTCGGGCGTGAGTATTGAAGTGGTGTAGCTCCAGCACAACACCGCAAGATGCGATACGCAAGCGAAGTTACAGCCTATTTTCTATATTGTCAAGCTATACCAATCATTTAACCAACACACTGCAAAGCATTGTATAACAGTAGGGTACGACTCCCCTTGTTTTTTTTGTTGATTTACAGATGTGTTTAGAATCGTCATTTTTGGTGAGTTATATAGATAGTGGGGATTATATACGTTACCGACTGGTGCGAAACCAAAACCGAAACCGATCCCGAAACCCCACCCCCATCGATCCATTTCCAAATCCCTGGAAACTTTCAGCTTTTTTCTGGGCTTATACGCACCCGGATCTTCCCGAACCTACCCTCTCGAACCCCTGGTAATAACTGCAAGGAAAAAGGTTATAATATACATTATGTTAAATAGTGGTTTTCGTAGGGCTTGGAACAGTAGCCCCTCCCCTACCCCACCAGACCTGGATCGGCAACGGATCGTGGCCGGAGGTCAGCTCTACACAATGAGCTAACAATCCCACCCTATATCTCTTACACTCCTAACCCCATACAATCCAATACACTCATTACTCCTGGTTCATGTCATCCAGTATATCCAGTAGCATATCCAATTGCACTTGAGCATCTTCCAGTTCATCAAGTGTGCCAACCCCATAGTTTATGTGGAGTTCAAGCGATCTGATTCTATTTCTTACTTGATCGTATGTCATTGTTCTGGCTCATCATCCCACGCAAAGTCTTCCACCCAAACTGGTGTGTACTCTCCAACGTAAGCATTAAACGTATTATACTCTAAATAGTCCACTGCATCTTCCCAGGAATCACCTTCCTTGATCAGTATGTTGATGCATTTGTTACGGCTATAGATCACCCGGAATGATGTTGGGCAGATACCAATGATGGCATCATCAAACCCATCAGCGAAGAGTGGTGCATCATCAACGTGATCACCGTAATGCTCAATGATTAATTCTTTAATGTTGTTCATGCGGCAATTGATTTAAATGTATTCAGCCCAGGTGTTATGGTGTTGCCTTGTACTGTCCCTTGGAATTGTGCCAGCTCCTGGTATTGTACTTTGTCCTGGGTAATGTGTAAGATGTAGGCAAACTTCCATATCCCACCACTCTTGTAGTTGTCAAGTATGGCAAGCTCCCGTGCTGTTATTACTCCTTGCTTTGTGGTGATTACCACTGCTAATTTGATTTGATCTACCACCAGTGTGTAGTCGATGTTTGGTTGATCTCCATCAACTGTCTTTTGTGTTCCTGGTGCTTGTTTTGCCCAGGCGTGAATTGCTTTGATCTCTCGCTCTAATGATTGCTGCATTGATACATTGGTATTTATTAAACTGTTTTACTCCTTTTACTTGGTTGTTCTTTGCTTTGGTTATACGCAGTACAACTGTTTTTTTGATCTCATACTTTGTTAAGTAAGCTATCTTATTGTAGTCGGTAACTATGGCTATGATGTCGTAGTCGTTATCATAGGGTACATACCCACCTATTACTTGTCTTCTCATTGTAAGCTCGACCTTGCCTTTGTATGTTGTTCTGTATTTCACCTGGACTCTAAATCGCATTGTGCCTTTGGTTACAAGGATATCATAGGGGCAATTATGAGTCACCGGCATATGGGGCTGAAATCCGTGTCGCAATAGGTCTGCAACAATTAAGTGTTCACCCATTGCCCCTATGTATGATCTATAATCCTTGTTCATATTTTATGGCTTGCAACACTTCCTCCCAGTACTCTTCTTCCCAGCGATCATACCTGGCATATTGTAGGCATTGGATTGCTTGTACTTGTGCGTACTTACCGTGCTGTTCAATCATCAGGAGTGCTTTGCGCTTGGTGTCTTTGAGGACTCTCACTTGTCAGTGTTTACCAGGAGGCGATCTATTTTGTCTGGATCAAGATCACGCACTGCTCGTAATAGTTTACGCTCTTCAATCCTGGCTTGTTTGTAGGCTGTTTTACCGCTATCTGAACCCAGGTTTTGGTACATCTTGGCGCATCTATGTAGCACCTCATCGATCAGCAGCTTGTGATCTGCATTGTTACTGTAACTCATTTGCTCTCAATTTAATTGTATTGTCAATGTGGTATTCTTCTCGTACTGTCTCGTAGAGGTTATCGGCCAGGCGTTTGGCTTCCTTTACCGTCATGCTGTTTACTGCTTCATTCCATTCAGGGAATGAGTTGCACAGCAATCCATTGTCACCGTGTACGATCAGCTCTTTGTAGGGTGTTGTGTTTGATGCGATCAATGCACATCCAGTAAAGCCAGCTTCAATTGCTTTGAGGTTACTCTTGCATTTATGAAACAGTCCGGATTGAAGCGGTGCAAGTGAGACGTTGAAGTTTTCGTACAGCTTACCATAGTTGTGTAGACTTAACGGCACTGATACATCGTCAGCGTGCAGTAGCTTATCGTACCCTTCAATGTTTGTTGTGTAGGTGTAGTGTTTACTCCAGTCAACACCCATCTTCTTAACATCCTTTGTATGCCCCTTTGCACCGGTGTATCCAAACCGTACTCCTGATCCAAAGTTCTTGTTCATGCTCCACGATCCTTCGTCTGGATCAATAGCATTTGGAATGAGTGTGTATGTAAGCTTTGGGTTTATCTTCTTTGCTTGCTTATAGATCAGCTTGTTTGGTGTCCAGAGGTGATCAGCAATCTTAATTGCATTCTCTATAGCTCTACGAATGCTGTGCTTTATGTTGTGATTCTGCTCGTATGCTTCGTACGCTGGGTTATCTGTAGGCAGCACCCAATAGTCATCAACATCTACAATGACCTTGATGTCGTTCTCCTGGAGCAGCATACCTATGGTTTGGTATCCTTCAGGAGTCAGCTGTAAGTGTCTACTAAATATAAATCTATCGACCTTGGATAGGTCCATATGTAAGAGATCCATTACATCATCAATGATGTGTACCGGAGCGAGTCCTTTTGTTGCAATCTTGCCAATAGGTATTACCAGTCTGTGGTAGTTAATCCCTTGCCAATTACTTACCAGAATAATGTTCATTGTTCTCTGCTACTGCTGTTTTAATTAAATCTAATTCACTGCGGATCTCTTTGATGGAATCCGTTATTGTTTTTCGGACCATTTCCTCATCTGTTTGAGGGTGTCCTTTTATGGTGTGTAGCTTTTCGTATAGTGCCTGGCTTACATCAACCACTCGTGATGTGGCTTTAAAGTAAAGATCGGACAGTTGTTCTTGA